AAAAAGAAAAATAAATAATTTTTAAATTACACTTTTTATATTAATTGATTAAAAACTTAATTTGTATTTTCGTTAATACCGGATTGCTAAGAAAAAATGAAGAAAAACAAGTAATAAATACATTTAAAAAAGCTAATGGAAAAGGTTAATAAAATTTATGGTCCACCTGGTACAGGAAAAACTTTTAGATTACTTAAAAGAGTAAGAGCTTATGTAAGAACAGGAACTCCTTATCATAAGATTGGTTATTTTGCTTTCACTAAAAAAGCTGCAGAAGAAGCTCGGGGGAGGGTAAATGTATCAGAAAAAATAGTTCCTTATTTTCAAACACTTCATGCTTTTTGTTTTCATATACTAGGGTTAACTGAAGAACAAGTTATGCAACCCTATCATTATGAGGAACTAGGAAAAAAATTAAGTATTCGTGTAAACTTCAATGATAGATATAATGAAGAAGAGACACAATTTTTAACCTGTAATAATCCTTATTTTCAAATGATAGGAAGAGCAATCAATAGAGATACTACTATAAGAGAAGAATATGATCGTAATGAACATGATCATCATGAAATAGATTGGGATGTATTAAAGCATATAGCTTTAAATATAGAAGAATATAAAAAGAAAAATAAAATTTATGATTTTAATGACATGATTAAAATGACAATAGACTCTGATAAAATCCCTGCTTTTAAAGCAATTTTTATTGATGAAGCTCAAGATCTATCCCCTTTGCAATGGCAGCTTTATGACAAATTAAAAAATCATTGCGAACAAATTTATTTAGCAGGTGATGATGATCAAGCAATTTTTGCGTGGGCTGGCGCCGATGTAAATAGATTTATAACGGAACCGGCTAAAGAACGTGTACTTAGATACTCGAGAAGAATATCAAGAGCCGTGCAACATGCATCACAAGTACCTGTGAATCGTATAGCAGGCATCAGGAAACATAAAGAATATTATCCTCGAAATGAGGAAGGCCATGTCGAAGAAATTACTCATTTAGATCAAGTGGATCTTTCAGAAGGAAAATGGCTTATTCTTACTAGAACTAAAAGTAATTTATTAGATATTATGAAAGATTTAAAAGAAAAAAATATTTATTATCAAAGCAATAGAGGTAAAAGTTTTAAAGTTAGACTATATACAGCGGCTGAATCTTATACTAGATGGTGTATGGGAGAACACTTAGAGCTAAAAGAAATAAATGATATAAAAGATTTTATGCCGACGGGGAAATGGAATAAAAAAATCCCTTGGTATAATATTTTTTCAACCGATCAAAAAGAAATTTTATATCTTAGAAATTTAATAGATAATGAAGAAAATTTAAAAGAACGTGCCAGAATTTGGTTGTCTACTATTCATGCAGCTAAAGGTGGTGAAGAAGATAATGTAATTTTATCTTTACACCAAGGAAGAAAAGTCCAAAAAGGAATTAGTCTGAGCCTTGACAAACAAGATGAAGAGCATAGAGTGTGGTATGTTGGTAGCACCAGGGCGAGAATTAATCTATATAAACTAAAAGCAAAAAAGAAAATAAAGGAGTATCAACTATGAGAGTATTAACATCTAATCTATTTATAGCAATAGTTTTAACATATATGCTTATAAATATTATGGAGGTATTAAAATGACAAATAAAAATATATTTCATGGGGCGTTTCCTCAAGAAAGACAGATTGGGGGATCACATTATAAAAATTTTAAGATTCAACCTTATGAATTTATTTCTAAAAATGATTTATCTTTTTTTCAAGGATGTGTTGTTAAATATGTTTGTCGTTATAAAGATAAAGATAAGAAAAAAGATTTAGAGAAAATAATTCATTACTGTGAATTAGAAATTTTAAAAATGAATGATGATAAAAAAAAATAAAATTTTAGAACTACACTCAAAATGGTTATTTGATAATGACTGTATTGATGAATGGTGTAGTTGTATAAATCTAATCTATAATGATCGAAGAGATAAACATGGAAAAAAATTTAAAATTAGAAATAAAAAAGGTCAATTTATAAAAATAAGAAAGGTTAATTTATAAAAATGTTACTACCAACAACTGAATGGGTACAACCCACAGAATATCCGGAGTTAAGATCCTATGATGAAATAGCAATTGATTTAGAAACCAGAGATACAGATTTAAAAAGGAAAGGATCAGGTTCGGTCACAGGTAATGGAGAAGTTGTTGGAATCTCTGTAGCTACTTATAATGGTAAATGGTATTTTCCAATAGCTCATAAAGAAGGACCTAACTCTAATAGAATAAAAACATTAGAATGGTTTAAAGATATTTTAAAATGCCCGGCTACAAAAATATTTCATAATGCAATGTACGACATATGTTGGATACGTAATTTAGGCTTAAAAATCAATGGTTTAGTAGTAGATACTATGATTGCTTCTTCTCTTCTGGATGAGAATAGATTCTCTTACACACTTAATACTTTGTCATGGCATTATTTAAAAGAAGGTAAAAATGAAAAAGCTTTAAATGAAGCCGCTAAAGAAAGAGGATTAGATGCAAAAAAAGATATGTGGCAATTACCTGCCCAGGAGGTTGGAGCCTATGCTGAAAAAGATGCAGAACTAACTTTTAAACTTTGGCAACATGTAAAAAAATTATTAATTGAAGAAGATTGTCAATCTATTTTTAATCTTGAGACTGATCTATTCCCGTGTCTCGTCGACATGCGTTTTTTAGGAGTTCGAGTAAATACTCAAGCCACGTATGAATTAAAGAAAAAATTAATAGCAGAAGAACACCTGTTATTACAAAAAATAAAAAAAGAAACATCAATAGATGTTCAAATATGGGCTGCACAATCGATTCAAAAAATTTTTGAGAAATTAAATTTAACTTACGAACGAACTGTAAAAACTGGGGCTCCATCATTTACTAAGAATTTCCTCTCTAATCATTCTCATCCTGTAATTAAAATGATAGCAGAAGCCAGAAAAATAAACAAGGTGAATACAACTTTTATTGAAACTATTTTAGATCATGAACATAAAGGAAGAATTCATGCAGAAATTAATCAAATTAGATCTGATGATGGAGGAACAGTAACTGGAAGATTCTCTTACCAGAACCCAAACCTCCAGCAGATTCCTGCCAGAGATCCAATAACAGGTCCTATGATTAGATCATTATTTCTCCCTGAAGAAGGATGCAGGTGGGGTTGTTTTGACTACTCGCAACAGGAACCAAGACTCGTCACACATTATGCATTAAAATATGGACTACCTTCTGTGAATGAAATTGCAGATTCATATGAGCAAAATTCAAACGCAGACTTTCACCAACTTGTAGCAGACATGACAAAAATTCCAAGATTCCAGGCCAAGACTATTAACTTAGGATTATTTTATGGAATGGGTAAAGCAAAACTACAGGCGGAGTTGGGAGTTAGCAAAGATAGGGCCACTGAATTATTTAATCAATATCATACTAAGGTTCCTTTTGTAAAACAGTTAACAAATAAAATTATGAACAGAGCACAGGATACAGGGAAAATAAAAACTTTATTAAATAGAAAATGTAGATTTCCTAAATATGAACCAATCTTAAGAGGAAGTGATTGGGGAAAATTTGTGCCCGCAGAAGATCATGAAAGAATGATTGAGCTTCAAAGGATGGGAGAATTTTTAAAAGATGAAGAAGGAATAACTATAGAAGATAAAGATGGTAACCCTAGAAAAAATTATTGGCATAAAAATCCTTCGCGGAGAGCATTTACTTACAAAGCTCTGAATAAAGTAATTCAAGGATCTGCTGCAGATATGACAAAAAAAGCAATGTTAGATTTATATAAAGAAGGTATACTACCCCATATACAAATTCATGATGAATTAGATATATCTATTGATGGTAATGAGGATAAAATCAAAGAAATAATGGAAAATGCAGTTGACTTAGAGATACCTAATAAAGTAGACTGCGACGCCGGGCCAAATTGGGGTTCAACACAAGAAGTAAAATAGGAGGAAACTATGGAAAACATAAAGCAACACGCTAAAAGATTATGGACATTAGCTATTACTAATAAGAAAACTACTATTGGTATAGTTATTGCTGTATTTATATTATACGAACTAGCAACTAAATAATCAAAAAGTTTTACCATTGACTAAGCTTACTTAGAGGGTAAAATGCACGATTTTAAAATCAATAAAATGGAGAAGGAAAAATGAGTACCATTTGCGCAGACTGTGGACATAGGCACAGACAAGCACCTCAATGTTTACATTGTGGTTGTTTTGCAGGTGTCCCAGAGAAGGAGAAAACTATGTTTAAAAAAATTTGGAAAATAATTTGTTGGCCATTTAAAAAATTTTTAAATTGGTTGGCAAGTTGTTTACCTGAATCCAAATGAAAGGAGCACTAAATGAATACATGTAATAAATGTAATAAACCTTGTCATTGTTATGGTTCAACATCAGAATTAATAAACAATAAACAATATTGTGAATCTTGTAATTGTGAAAAAAGTAAAGCGCAAGATGCAAGTTTTGAAAATAATGGTGGAGTAGTAATAGATGACACTGGCGAATGTGAAAGTTGTCAGTAATACATCTATTATTCAATCTATTTGGAAGATATATTAAATGCCAGAAGAACGCTTTAAATTAACAAGAGAAAAGAATGAATCAGGTATGATTTGTGAAAAGATTATAGATACCAGGAAACAAAAAGGCTTACTTGCAGGAAATCCAGTTTATAAACCATTCAAATACCC